ATATACGGTCTTATCCTGAGTCGAAAACTGTAGCCAAGTGTTATTTTTCGGAATGGCAAATTTAAAGAGTTTGCCAAGGTTTGAAATACCGACACAAAAAACATTGTCCTCGGAAATACATTTGTACGGCAAATCAATCAGCGGACACATGCTTTTGCCGCCAAGAGATACTGCGTTCATTTTGACCGTTGCACTGACGATTACGATGTCACCAATCGTCTTATATGTACAGTTTGCACTTTTGATTTTATCGGTGACGGTTGAATACGGTGTGAGTGTTGATGTACCACTTTCAATATTTGACGAATCATATTTAGTCGCCAAGGCGGTTTTATCTGCTTTCACAAGCAGAGCGTTGTAAACTGCTCCGCTTGTGAGGTAACACGGGCTGTTATTTTTGGGTTCGCTGTCGAACGGCATTGAATTGAGCTTTCGGGCAATACTCTTGTCTGTTTTATCAAGCCTTGCCCCAAGTGAATTAGAATCACCTCTTGCCGTGGCTATTTCGGTTTCAAGTGCAATTGCTCCGTCTGTTGCCCGTTCAATCCCCTCGTCCATATGGTTGAGGTTATCGGCATTGAGGGGCGGAGCAGAGCCGTTCACAAAGACAATTTTATTGTATTTGTTCATTTTCTTTTACTTCCTTTCCTAATCGTTTTTCGCCCTTTGATGTGAGGGCAGTTATAAATCCGTCCATTTTCTTATTGAACACAAATGTTTCGATTGTCGGCAAATCTTCAAACGGAGTTTTAATTGTGTACTTATCGCCTGCCTCAAGCCACCAATACGAAAACAGCTTAATTTTTGTCGGGCGGTATTTATATACATCACCAAAAAAATTAACAGAATTATATTTTGTGCCAATATCACTTGCTGTTGTTCTGCACCTCATCAAAATGTTATCGGAAACATACCACGAAAAATCGTTACTGTTGCCATACAAAAACGCTTTTTTATCAGCAAACTTAGCACTGTACATACGGATAGGCTCAAGTTCGTAATCTTCAAAGGATAAATCTTTGTACGAATCGATTGTTTCAACGGAAGATTGAGAATACAACCTTTTAAAACGCATTTTTCCGTCGGCATCTATAACGGCAAAGCTCAAAGTTAATTCTGCATAAGCTTGGATTAAATCTGACAAGGTAATGTCCTTTATAACCTTTTCCACGCAGGTATCATCAAATTTCAGCGGTACACTAAAGACAGATAAGCTCGGCGGTGAAACCCCTGTAATTGCATAATCTTTGGCAAATTCTGCGATTATTGAATAAAAGCTCTTAAAATTATCGTCTTTTTGATAGTGCGCATAACCATAAGCAAAGCTGCCGTCCTCGTTCTCTTTGCCTGCAAACCACAAAGACATATCCACCTTTGACATATCATAAAAAGCGTCATAGGCTGTGATTTTGACGATGTTACGCTGTTTTTTATCTCTTTGAGCCGACTGAATTTTACCGTAGAAAACAGGACATTCAACCGTTCCTGTTTCGGCAGGACAAATAAGAGTATTTGACGGGTACAAATCATCTGACGGATACAGCTCCGATTCAAGATATGTTGCCGTTATGATGACCTGTACCGTCTTTCCTATCAAAGCCGAGCAATCATAATCAATGAGTTTCACGCTCATTTCAGAGGCTATGCAACCGCCGAATTTCAATTCTTTTTCAACGATTTCATTTTCAAGTGAAAAGCTGTCAAGCACGATACTTTCGCCGGTTATATCCTCAAAACTACCGTCAGGAGAATGCAGGGCAACGGTGTTGTAAAGTGTGTTTGTTTTCAGCTTATCAGCAATTTCTTTAGATACAAGCGTTTTTATCACCCCTTAATACTCAATCAGCTCAACAGTAATCGGCTGATAGGTTATATCATTCTTTTCGGCATTCATTACGGTATATTCAATATCGGGAATATAAAAATAAGAGGTGTAATAGCTGTTCGTTTCATCGTTCCAATAAGTTACCCTGCACTTCCTCTGTAACTTATTCGCCATTGAGAGGTTGATAATCGACTGAAAATCAATCTTTTCGTCAAGATGAAGAATGTGAGTTGAAAACGAAATTTTTGTTTTGTAATTTGGCAGCGTTGCCCTTTGAAGCGTACCGTTCTGATCTCGTTCCGCAGAAGTTTCAAGTCGCTGATTCGGAGTTGACGAAAATGCGGTAATGTACTTATTCGGCATTATGTTGTTTCCGAATTTAAGCAAATAGCCGTTATAATTTGACATATCATTTCCCCCTTTATGCAAATGCGGATTTACCGTTGTGTCTGCGTCTGTAAAGCTCATCCTGTCTTATCATTTCTTCAAAAAGCGTTGAACCCTCAAGCTCGGCAGTAAATGAATAAGTGTTGCCGCCGTTATTGCGAAAGATAATGAACATTTCATAAATGCGTTTAAGCAGGTCAAGAATTTGTGTGAGAATCACTGTATCCTGACCGCCCGAATTGTCGAGCATACCCTGTAACTTGTTAAGAGGAGAAATAACCTCAGGGTTACCGCTGTTAGCACCTGCGTTATCGCCGACAACCGCAAGTGTCGGAGCTTTAACAATACCGCCTTTTGCAAATTTTCGTGCCGGTGATTCCGTGGGTTCTTCAAATCTCGGAATGAGAGGCGGATTTTCAGGCATTGAAAAACTCCAATCCTGTCCAAAAGCCGCTCCGATAATACCGGCTATTCCGCCGATTGAATTAACAACGCCAGAAACAAAGTTATAAATACCTGTCCACAACGCATTTATGCCGTCAATGATTGCGTTTATAATGAACTTAAACACGGCGCAAATGCCGTCCCAAATGCCTTTGAAGAAGTCATAGATACCCTGCCATGCTTTGTTCCAATCGCCTGAGAAAACACCTGTAATGAAGTCAATTAGACCGCCGAATGTTTTCTGTATAGAGGTAACCAACCCACCGATAAATGTAAACACATTATCAAACACTCTTTTTACGGCATTGAAAACATTCTGAAATATAGGTCCCCAAAAGCTGACAAGCCAGTTTACAAACGGTGACAGGAAGTTATTCCACACGGTTGAAACACAGTCTGCAACCTTGCCGAAGAAGTTTATTGCACCCTCAAAAACAGGCTTCAGCCAGTTTTCCCAAGCTGACTTTACTATTGCTACGATAAAATCCCACGCAGGCTTAATCCATTGATTGTAAACATTCATCAGGGTTGTGCCGATGTTGGTAAACATATTGCAAATATTCTGAAAAATCTGCTGTCCGTTGCCGTTCCACCATTCGCTGATAATTGTTCCGATATTTCCGAAAATCTGACCGATAAAGTCAAACACATCTGCAAACTGCAATTGTAAATTTTCAAGAAATTCAGTGATTGTTGCACCGTCATTTTCAGTCCATTCAACAAGGCTTTCGGTTGCGATTGAAAACGCACCCGAAACAACTTCGCCGACTGAACCCGCAAAGGTTGTAAGACCGCTTAAAAGATTGGAAATTGATTCTTCCATTTGAGGGCGAACATTGTCAATTGCATTGCCTGCAAGTGTACCGAAATTATCAAAAAAGATTGAAAGATTGTTATAGCCGTTTGTAAGATTGTTGCCTATGGTGTCTATAAAGCCGATAATCTTTTCCCTGTCTTTTGAAATCCACTTAGCAACACCGCCTGAAATGGTCTGAAATGACTTTCCGCCGATTGTCGCAACCGCTCCGAATGCAGAACCGATTGCCCCGAGTTTTGCAGAACCGACCTTTTGCATTGTGCCGAATGCCTTTTGAACTATGGGAACAGCATTATCAAAAACGGTCTTGCAGTTCTTGCCTATAGCTGACCAGTCAACCTTGTTAATACCTTTCTGTACATTCTCGACAAAGCCTTTGAATCCGCTTTTTTCGTATAGATTTTTGAATGCCCCCGAAAGATTTTTGCTTGTATCCTTGACAACATTCTTTGCAACAGGTCCGCCCGATGAACCGCCCGATGAGCTTTTTGATGAAGATGTATCTGACTTTGAAGAACTATCGGTACTTGAAAGCACATTCAGCTTATCAAAGCCCGCAACACTTCTCTTTGCTTTTTCGGAACTTTTCTGAACATTATCAAGTGACTTTGAACTGTCATCTGCCGTATCCGTAAGGCTTTTGGCAGAATCGGACGCAGATTTGATATTGCTTGCGGTGTTGTTGCCTGTATCCCAGCCGAAGACCTTTGAAAGCGATTCAACCGCACCTTTGGCATATTCCGTTAAAGTCGCAAGTGCGGAACTCAACCGCTTTACAACCTGAGTTGCCACCTGAAGAATAGGCTGACCGACTACGGCAAGGAGCTGTTTCCAACTTTCTCTGAGGTTGCCCGTTACATTCTCCCAACCGTCTGCTTCACGGCTTGCCTGTCCCATAGCACCCGAAAGCTGATTGGCGTCCTTGACCATTTGCAAAAGCGTGAGCTGTTTCTGCGATTCCGACAAATCCATAAATGACTTGCCATACAGCTTATTAGCCGCCGCATTTCGTGTGGTTTCAGTACAGGACAAACCGAGTGCGGCATCATTTTCAAAGTTGCCTTTGAGAAACGATTTCAGGCTTTCTGCGGTGTCTTCAAGCGAACGGTCATAATATGCGGCACTGTCGGCTGTTACCTGCAAAGCCTCCTGCATCATACCCAAAGCACTTGAACTGTCCATACCCGTAGTTTTTGCAAAGGCATAAATGCTTGTGCCGACACCCTGTAATCGGGTTTCAAGAATACCGCTCTGATTGGCAACGCTCTGAATGGCTGATTCTGCCTGCGACTGCATTGTGCCGAAAGTCTGCGCAAACTGTGAATTTGCCGCATTGACTTCCGCAGCCGATTCAATGCACTGCTGACCGAACTCCTTGATTTTTGCAACAGAAAAAGCGGCAACCACAGCCATTCCTATTTTCTTAAACGAAGATGAAACCGAATTGCTTAATTGCTCACCGCTACTTTTGATATTTGAAAACTCTTTATCGGTTTTCTGAGAAACACCCTCTGCAACCTTTGAAAAGGACTGTTTCATATCAGTGCTTACATTTTCAAAATCTTTTGAAAGACTTGAAAACGCCGAATCAAACTTTTTTGTAATTGAATCGGAAATCTTATGCAATGTTTTGGAAATATCATCACCCGTAAGCCTGACATCAAGCTCAATTTCACCCGCCTTTGTCGCCATATTCACCACTTCCTTTCATTTTAGATTTTTTAAAAACAGGCATAAAAACAGCGCACACCGCTATGATGTACGCTTAAAAATTTTGCAAAAGAACAGCCACCCCATTTGGAGTGGCTTTTTGTTTTAGTTGTTGAGTTCGTAGTATTTGATGTCGATTTTCGGAAGTGACACATTGTTGCCCATTACGGTTTCATATGTATAGTCGCCGTCACAAGTTCCCCAGAAGGTGATTACATCATCTTCAAGGAGTTTGTCCGCGCCGTCAGGAATTTCTACAGTTGCGTAGATTGTATCAGTCCACAATGGTTCATCAAGATACTCATTTTCTTCTTTGGTTATATTGATTCTCAGGTCAACCGAATCGCCCCAGCCTTCCTGAACCTGAATAATCTTACCTTCAAACTTGTAGTCATTACCTTTGTACTTGTCAGGGTTTCTTGAAAGAGTTTTAAAGTCGATTGTTTTGCAACCGTCTTTAAATTCTTTTTCAACCTTCTTCGGGTCTTTAGTAGGCTTTTCTGTTGCAACTTCTTTTGTGGTCGGTGCTTCTGTCGCTTTTTCAGTCGCTTTTTCAGTTGCCTTTTCTGAACTCTGATTTGCAACAGTAGTTTCCTGCTTTGATTTGTTTGAGCTGCTGTTACCGTTAATTGCACCGTTTACACCGCCAACAATCATAATAGCAACAACGATAATAACCCAAAAATACCAACGCTTGTAAATTTTCTTCTTTGCATTTGCAGGATTTACGGTTGCCGAGGTTGAATCGTTTCCGCCAAAGCCTGCACCGCACTTGTCGCAAAATTTTGCATCGTCCTTTAATTCGTTTCCGCAATGTGGACATTTCATAAACATACACTCTCCTTAATAAATTTGTTAGTGTATGTTACATTTTATCACTATATATTAACATTGTCAAGAATTTTGTAGATACAGCGAAAATTATGTACAAATTTACAGATTAGCGAAGAAGTTTTGAAATTCTGCAAGAACGGTGTTCATATCTTCGTCTGAGTAGTGCTTTACATTCCTTGACCGCCATTTGTTGCGGATTTTATGCTGTGACGAAGTAAAGTTTTTCAAGACCTCTTTGTCGGTTTCAAGGCGAATTTGAACCGTTCTTGCAAGCGGTGTTTCGGGTCCTAAGCCTTGCAGAAGTGAGCAGAACTCATTCCAACTCATTTTAGCAAAGTCCTTTGAATAAATGCTGACCCCGTACTCCGAGCGAAAGCTCGACACGATTAAATCAAAGTCATCAATCAGGTCGTAGCCGGGGTCTGAGTTTCCCCCTCGTCAGTCAAATCACCTGTTGCAATTTTGGCAGATTCGCTGATAAGGGCGTTGAAATCGTGCATATTCAGCTTTAACTTTTCAATCTTTTCTCTCTCGGATTCATCAAAAAGAAGATGATACATTTCGATAACATCTTTACTTTTACCGTTGCCGTCCTCAAAAAGTGCCGCAACTTTGAGCATTGAAACTGCGTCATTGTTGATTGCAAGGTCAACATTTTTAACTCTGACACTCGGCTTTTCCTCAAAATTAAGTTTGTCTGTAATATCAATTAACTTTGACATAATCGTTCATTCCTTTCATTTTTTAAGCGGCTGCTGTATATACCGGCTTGCCGTTTGACATAACTTCAAATTCAAGCGGAGCAACACCCGTACTTGCGCTTGCACCGTTTGATGTAACGGATACAACTGCATTTTTAAAGAGGACGGTTGCACCGTTGGGAAAGGTCCACATAAACGAAACTTCTGCCTTTCTGCCGTTTTCAAATGCAAGGGCGGCAATCTGGTCATTGCCTGCGTCACCGATAGTTCGCTTGCCCTTTACCGAAATTGTGATCGACTTTGCTGTCATAAGCCTTGACTTCCAACCCTCGTTTTCAAAGGCTGTCCATTCCTCGACACCGTTGTCAAATGCAACAGAAAATTCTTCGCAGTTAGCAATATTTGTCGTGGCGGATTCTGTTCCTGCCTTGCCAACCGCAAACTGATTTTCATAGCACGGGAATACTCCCGATTCAACTTTTGCCATAAAATTACTTCCTTTCGTAATAAAATTTAACTTCAATGACCTGCTCATACACACCCTTGTCGTCTGTTCCCACATCAACGGGTTCTTCCGTGAGCAGTTCGATTATATAGATTTTGTGTTCCTTAATTTCAACTTTTTTAATGCCGTAAAGCGTTTCGTAAAGTCTGCGTGCAAACTCCTCGGTTTCTCTTGCGTTGTCGGTGTAATGGATAAGCAAAGACACGCTTATTGTATCGTAGGTACTTTCACCGCCGATTGCCCTTGTGGGTGTTCCCGACTGCTTTAATGAATACACACCGATTGACCTGTCCTGCTTGTTGTCAAGCTTGCCGATGTAATAATGCTCGGCTGAGGTAACGCTTTTGAGCCAATCTCTGATGTCCGATAAGTAAATCAAAGTCCTGCTTCCTTTCTGTATAATCTCACAAATGCCCGACTGCAAAAATTCTGCCGTGTACCGCCCTCAAGCCACGGTGAGAACCATTTACCGCCGGCGGCAATGTTTTCCTTACGGCTGAAATTATACTCGGGATGAAAATACAACCGCCTTGCATACGGAGTGCTTGACACGATTTTAACCGTGCCGTTCCAACTCTGCGCACAATCTTCAAAGGTATTTTCGTTCTGAAGATTACCCGTATCAAACGGCATTACCTGCGTGTTTTTCACCTGTTTAAGAAGTGCGTCACCTGTCTGTTCAAGAGCCTGTTGCTTTGCCCTATCAAGCTGTTTTACAACAGGCATATTGAGTTTGATTTTTGATGATACCGAAAATCCCATTAAATCACATCCAATTCCGTAAAATTAACTTTGCCGTCGGGGTTGCGGTGTTTTGTACCCTGTACGATGTTTCGTTTTACGCCGTCAAGGATTACAAAGCCACCGCTTAAAGTGGGGCTGTCGGGGGCAATATCGCCGTCAAAAAGCAAGACAGCCGACACCTGAACAATTTTCTGCTCTTTGGTATAGACCGTCTTTGCCTTTGACTGCATATTACACAAGGCAGAGCCACCGTGCAGGGTTGCTGACGGGTACAAGCTGTCGGAGGGATACAGATTTTTGCATTCAAACACGGTCAGGGGTGCTCCGTCTTCGGTAACACCCTCACCGTAGATTGTGACCTCGACAGGAGTTTTGCAGAACTGCTTTTTTACAAGTGACGGAAATTTCACGGTTTTCACGCACCTTTCAGATTGCAGGATAACAAAGTCCCGTTGATTTTAGCAACGCATAGAGGTAGGCAGGAATTGCCACTCCGCTGATACACATTAAGTTCCAGCTTGCACCAAATTCCATTGATGTGCCGTTGATTGAATAGCTTTTCAGATAGGAAGAAATCATATCGGCATTTTCTTCTTCAAAAGCAGTAAGTCTGCTATGCACTCTGCCGATGATTCTCTTCTGCATTTCCGAAAGTTTTTCAAAATCAATGCGGTTAAAAGTTAGAACATCAATGTGTTCGGCAGAGATAACGCTGTTCTCATCTCCGCCCTGCTGTTCAATGTAATCGGCATACATAGATTTACTCCTTTGTGTCTGACTTGGTACTCTCTTTAAGTTTTTTGTTTTCGGCTTTGAGCTTTGAATTTTCTTTCTTCAAAGTATTGTAATCATCAACAGAAATTTTCTTGCCTAATCCATATTCTTTGATTTTGCCGTTGTCATCCTGAATATCATAACCACGGGATACATAAGTCTTAGCTTCCTCGTCTGTGTTGACTGTATATGACTTATTGTCTTTGATTGCTTTCATTTTTTCTCACCTCGCTTTAAGCCTCGGCATGAATGATTACGCCCTGCTTCATAAGTTCGTCAATGGCAAAAGTACCATTAACTTTTCTGTTCTGATATATATAATTATCAGCTGTTCGGCTGTCAGAACCCGGAGTATAGACATTGATATATGAATACTTAACTCTTGACACCTGTGCTTCCGGGTCAATAAGAATATAGTCAATCTGCTTAGCTGAGCTGTCAGCAACACAACCGTTTGTAAAATCAAACAAAGACTTCATTCTTGAGCTTGGCACTTCTACAATCTTATCAATATCATCAACGGAACGAACACGGCGGTCAATGCCCTTTGCGGAACTGATTTCAAGTGTTCTCTGAATACCCTCTGCATTCTTCAAAAGCTTTTTGTACTGTGGTGTCGCATAAAGAATAACCCTGTCGAGCGGTACACCCGCTTCGGCAAAAGCCTCAAGGTTATCGTCAAAATCTGCAAGCACATTCGCCGCAGTTAATGCAGTAGTTTTTACTGTTGCACCAACTCGCTTAGCCTCTGTATAAAGCTTGCTGTAAGTATAACAGTCGAGTTCAGGGATAGCCTGTGTTTTTTCAAAGCGTGTCTGAATATTTGCGATAGTCACTACCATATTTGTTTCGTCAACATCAATAGGGTCGATAGCAAACTCAATATCTCTGTCGTGGTCAAGGGTTTTGGTTTCGTAACCGTTTGAATATGTACCCAAATTAAAACCGCCTGCACCTCGTGTATGGTCTTTATAACCGCTGACCGAGAGTTTCGGAATTTTAATATCCTTACCGTTGATAATCTGAATGTCAGAGTTTGAGTGGTAAAGGTCATCGCAAGTAAGGGCTTGACCGTACAATTCTCTTAAAACATTACTGAAAATAGTTGCGTATTCTAATACTGCCATAATTATTTACCTCTTTTCTTACTTTTTCGATTTGATGCCGAAAATTCCTCTTAAGGCATCTTCTGTTAAATTTTTGTCGCCGTTGCCGTCACCGCCGATTTTCTTAACTCCTGTGCCGTTCTCGGCAGGTTTGCCCTTGAGTGCGGGGATATCGTCAAGCACCTTTTTAACAGCCTCTGTCAGCTTTTCCGCATTGACCTTGCCGTCTGTCACAGCTTTTGAAAAGTCTGCAATTTTAAGCACATACGGAACGGTTGCAATGTCAACGCCCTGTTTTACGGCTTCGAGGGTTGCCGACTGGTTGACTTCTGCCATAAGCTTTGCGTTGTTTGCAGATTCAACTTCCGACTGCATTTTTGCAAAGTCGGGAGTGTTCTTAGCTTTCTGCTTTTTAAAAGCACCGATAGCCTCTTTCATCTCATCGGCTGACAATCCCTGCTCCTTAAAATATGACTTCAAAACGGTGTCCTCTGTCACGCTCTGTTTGCCTGTAATAAGGCTTGCGAGCTTGTCGTAATCAAAGACAGGAGCGTTTTCCTGTGGAGTTCCCTGCGGTGCAGGTGTCGGTTCATTGGGGGTTGGTGTTGGATTTGGTTCTGCCATTTTTTCATATCCTTTCAGTTTTTCGGGTGTCTCCCGTAATCAGTTTATAGAGTGTCTCTCTGTTTCAGTTTTGCACGGTGTCTCCCGTAGTTTAATGTCTTCGGACAATAAAAAAGCACCTTACATATTCGTAAAGTGCTTAATCTGCTTTTTCTGTTTTAACTGTTTTTGCTCTCGGCTTTTTGGGAGCGTCAGACTTGACCTCTTCTGCAAAACCGCCGTCAATGAGTTCCTTTGCTCTCTGCTCGGAGCATTCAAAAACTTCATTCACAGGTCGGGTTACATAACCATTCTGCCTGTCATTAAATGATGTTGTTACTCTGATTTTCATTCTGTCACCACCTTTCTAAACCGGTCGAAATCGACGGGTTTAACTGTTAATCTTTACTCTTAAATGTAATCGGCAAAATCTGTTTAGGCAGGAAGTTAATTTCATAACGGTATTTGTCCACTTCTGCACCGCTTATGTCCTCTACAACATACATAGTTTCATCATTAAGACCTATGATATGCTTTTTGTATTCACCCTTGCCCGTTTCGCAGACAACCTCAATTTGGTTATCGTCATTATCGACCTGTAATGAAAAAGCGGCAACAAGTTCAAATGACGGCTTATCGGTTCTTGTGTTAATAACCGTAAGCCTGCGTATCACATTGAAATTGTCTGCTTCCTGCGAAACATTGTACGATACCTGCGTTGCCTCGGTACAGCCCACAGTAACCAGTACGATTGTTGCAATCATAACTACCATAAGTACAATTGCTAAAATTCTTTTTCTCATAGTATCAAACCTTTCTTTGATTAATAATAAAAAAGCACTCTGATTTCTCAAAGTGCTGATTTGATGTATTTAGTTCTGTTACGGCAAGTTGCAGACAAGTTAAATAATGCCGTGAACAAGCCGTTTTTACGAATTGCAAGCCTTTACGGGCAAGTTAAAATAACAAAACCGACCTTTTACGGAGCGGTTAGATAAATGGGTCATTGCTAATATAGCCGTCTTCTATTAAGCTTTTAAATATATGAGCTTGTTCTTTTTCAAAAGCAGTCAGGTTTTCAGAAAAACCTATTAATTTGTACCTATGTTGTCCATTAACTACATACGGTTCAAAAATTCCAATTCCAGAAGAGAAAAAAGGTTTCTTAATAAGATTAAGGTATTTTTTATATTCAACAACTACTGATTTTGGTGCATTATCGTTTATCAAAAATGCACATCCGTATTGAATAGTACCTGTATTATCAATAGCGTATTTTGCACTATGATAAAACCAATCAACGGGATTATCTATCATTGTTCAACCACCTTTAATGTCATAAATCGTTCAGTCTTTTTTTCGTAATTACCTTTATAATCTTTTACAGTTATCTCTCGTTCTCCAGCGTCAACAACTTCATATGTTGTATTCTTATCAATCAAAAATTCGAATTCAGCAGGACTATCTGAAATTTTGTATAGATAAGCTCCCTTAGTTTCCTTTGGTGCAATAATTTCCAGAGTAGTTCTCGTTGGCTTATCAATTCCACCAAATGCTAACTGTGTATCAGAACACAAGGTTGTGCTGGTAAATCCCTTCTCAGTAAATTTTTTACCAATCATTTTACGCATATCTTCAACCGATGAAGTCGCATTCGTAATAAAATCCACATTCCCCACGGACCGTTTTAATTTTAAAGGTTCGTTCAGCTTGAATTTCGATAGTTCTTTTGATATCTCATCACCAACACCATTAAGGCTACTCACATACTTTTCGCCATAGCGTTTTTTAACCTTTTCAAGAGACTCTCCACCTCTTTCAAGAGCGTTGATAATGTCGTAATCACCACCTGTATATCGGTAAATAGAAGGGTTATCGTCTCGACTGAACGATACATCTTTATTTAGTTCATAATAATCATTCTGCCAATTTTCAAATTCTTCAACATTACTCAAAGACAGTTGTTTTGTTTCTTTAATTATATCATTATTTTCTGCCTTTTCAACAGTTTTTTTCTGAACATCTGATTTCTGACTTGTGCCTGTATCTATTTTTTTACCCTTTTTCTTTGCTTTTTTTGCCCTATCGTGCCACTCATCGGCTCGGGTTTGGGCAATGCGTTTATTGTCCTCGTCAAGACTGTATTCGGCACGGCGGTCAAAGCGTTCTGCCTGTCGCTGTGCATACTGCTGTTTTTCCTCAATTCCTCGCTGACGGTCAAGCTCTTTGATTTCATCTTCAGACAACGGTGCGTCCAAATCATCAAGTTCAGGATAATATGTACTTGTGCTGTCCTTACATCTCGGATGAAACAAACCGTTCTTGATTGCGGTTGAGAGAAGCGGATAGTTTCCGTCTGACTTTTTGCCGTTTGAATAAACATCGTCAATAAACACCTTGCCGATATATTTTGCACAATCGGGGCAACCGCCCTGTCTTGAGTTCACAACAACAAGGGATACTCCCCATTTGGCTCGCTTTTCGCCCTCACCGCGCAGATAGGCTCTTTTGTTGGCTGTTTTAACCGCCATATCCGCATAATCCGAGAGCGTATGCCTTGCACCGTTTTTGTATTCCACACAATTTAGACCTGCGTTGAGCATATCTTTACAAGCCATATCAACGGCTTTTTCGTATGTAACCGCACCCGTGTTCATTGCAACCTGTGCGTTAAAAATCGCCTTGCGGTACTTGTCGTTGCTCATACGCAAAACTGCCGTTTCTGCCCTCTTTAAATCGTCTGTGGTCGATTTTATGAGTGCATCAAGTTTACGGTCATTCACCTTAAAAAACTCGGCTGTGCTGTGTGCTGACGGCTTTTTCGGGGCTTTGAAACCGTCCTTGACAGCTTCAAGAATTTCTGCCTCCTGACTTGCATTTCCGTCAGCTTTGGCGGTGCGAATCATCTCTTCAACCTTGCTGTTAATGGTTTTGAAACGCTTGCCGAATTTCTTTGCGTTGTGCTTACGGTACTCTTCAAGACTTTTGAGCTGTTCAGCCTGCCATTGTGTCCAGTTGTAACCCTCTTTGGTTTCTTCGGCTCTGTGACGACTGAAATTGCGCATCATGCTGTCGATAAGCTCGTTTTCAATTCTCTCAAAAGCCTCTTTAATGTTGTAATCACTCATTGCTTACTCATTTGCTGTCATCGTCCTGATTTGCGATATCTTCGGGTTTATCGGGTTCATTGCCCGTGTCGGTAAGGTCAACATCATCAAATGGAGAAGTTTCTTCCTCGCCTGCAATACCCTGCTCTTCCTTAATTCTCTGCACCTCTTCGGCTTTCCAATCCTCCGACTTGCTGTCGCCGTAAAGCTCGTCAACCGAGGTTTCAACTGACATCAAACCGCCCTGTCTTGCTTTTGACACGGTTTCAACCTGACTTTCAAAGCTCGGATTTGCATATTCGCCGAAGTTTACGGATACTTCCAAGCCCTCAACAATACCATTGCCGTTAAGTTCATCGTCTGCATTGAGTACAACTGCAACAAGGCTTTGAAGTGCGTTCTGCGTAATTTTCACAAGGTTCTGCCTTGTGTAAAGGGTTGTCTTTTCCTTTTCACGCTGAGCGTCTGCATTATCAAGCTTCTTCGTATCAATGCCGAGAGTTGACGGCGATATAATGCCCTGTAAGCAGAGGTCGAGGGCAGTAATGTATGAACTCAAATAGCTTTCGTGCTGAATCTGCGGACTTTCGGTGTAAATCCTGTTGCCGTTGCCGTTTTCAGACATATCGTTGCCCACGGTGATAAATCGGTTGTCAAACGGATTTGGCGATATCGGCTGACAGGTTTCGGGATTTCTCGGAACAAGGCAATCAGGCACATACTGCTTTGTTCGGCAGGCTCTGAGTGCGTCCATCCACTGTGACCACACTTCATCAAGGCTGTCGAAAGCGTCTGTTTTTATGCCAATAATGCCTGCACCTCTGCCCTTGTGGCACGATTTGCCGTAAAGGACAGGTACAGCCCACATATATGATTCGTCAAATGTAACGCCCTTTGAATCAATCCATGAAAGAGCGTCAACCGTGTGCAGGTCAATCTCTTTGCCGTTGTCATCATACAAAGCATAGTGAATATAGCCGTAACCGTATGTTTCTTCAAAGCGGTAACGGCGGTGTTTTTGCGTGTAATCGGTGTAAAACTTAACCTCTCGGATTCTGCCACGCACATATGTAAAGTCGATGTTTTCGGCAGGATACCATTCAACAATCGGAACATCTGATACAGCCGTGTCAAAGCTGACCTTAAAAGCACCATCACCGACAACACATAGGTCCCGGAGCATTTGCTTAACCGTGTCGGATAGCTTGTTCTGCTTTTCAATGTCTTCCCAACGCTCTGCATAAGCGGTTGAATTTTTACTTGTAACATCTGTGCCGTTGTAGTCGGCAATTACGATATTCACGAGAGTTTCGCAGATGAGTGCCGGCAAGCCCGTGTGTATTTTACGGATTTCAAGCCCCTTTGTGCTTTTTGCCGCCCAAAACATAGTTTTGTTTGTATCAATCTGCCTGTACAGCTCCGCAAGCTGTCTGCTGTTGCCCCAATACCAAATGCGATTGATAAAGCACTCGGTCAGATGATTGCTTGTTTCGGTGACGGTAATTGTTTTGTCGCTTGCAGGAGTAATCTGCAAAAAGTTTTTAATTCCCGATCTGATAGATTCAGCCATTCTGTTAATCAGCCCCATTTATTTCACTTCCAATAATATTTTTAAACGGCAGCCACGCATATTGACCGCTGTTAATGCAATGGTCGTGACCGTCCTCAGGTGTGTTGTCTTTATCCTCTCGCCAGCTGTAAATTTCAAACTCGGCAATCGTGTTTTTACAATGTTCAAGCACAAAATAACAGTCGGTGGCAAGCCAGCCGAGTACAAGATTGATTCGGTCAATAATCTTCGTTTTCTTCCATGCATTTGCAAAGTCATAGACACAGCCGTGCTGTCGCTTATACTTTTGAAATTCGGTAATAGTCGCTTGGTCGGCGCTGTCAATAAAAGCCGTGCGTGCAAAGCCCCATTCATCACGGTTGCGGTCAAGAAAATCAATAAAATTCTTCACCGTGTCACTCGGGGCAATAGGTGTTTGCATTTCAGCGTTGTTATAAACTCTTTCATCAAGCTGAACACACTTGCCGTGATTGGTAATGCCGTAAAATGTCATTGCGATAGTGTCAGGCGACTTCTGCGAATAGGCGGTATCAAGACCTGCGGTGAACTGAACAAAGTGTTCCGACTTGCGGTTACAGTTCAAAAACTTTCCTGCCCAGTCTTTTGATTTGATATGTCTTGCCCTCTCAAAATTCGGGAACACAAGACCTGTTGCTCTGCCTCGCAAACCTAAGATTTTATTTTTATAGAGCTTTGTACCTTTCGGTGCAGAGTTCTTTTTCTTTTCAATCTGTTCGGGCGTAAGACTTAAATTGTCGGCAAAAGAAAAGAACCAATACCGCCAATTCGGTACAGGTTCTTCGGTAAGCTCCGCCGTAATCTCGGGAGGAACATCGTTTTCATATTTTTTAAAAGGACGGGAGCGGTTGACAAACTCCTTATACACAGGCAGGCTCGGATCATCGGGATTCAGCGTTGCAAGAATATAGTCATTACGGGTTGACATCTCTCGGATAAACTCGATATCGGCGGTGTTGATTTCGTCAATATAAACGCACCCAAACTGCGCACCGAGAACCATTTCCCACTTATCCCGACTGCTGTAACCGAGAATATAGATAATTTTGTCCTCAAACTTGATATGCGGCAGCTTGTAATCCTTGTCGCCGTTACCACAATAGACAGCGTTGCGGTGCAAGTCGAGAATACCGTTGTCCTGTTGAATTATAGTTTCCTCAGCCTTGCCCGTAGTTTTGGCGGCAATTGCGTGAAGCTTCTTCGGCGACTGCGACACCATTCGCATAAACTTAACGCCTGCTCCGACTGTTGTTTTTCCTGAGGCTGTAGTGCCTTCAAGAAATTCAGCCGACACATTTGTTGTGTTGATAAAGTCGATATACTTTTGTGACAACGGGAATTTGTTACTCACTCAGTCCCTCACCACCCAACTGTCTGAACACATCGGATAGCTTTTCGGACTGCTCAACCTTTGCGTCAACCTTAACGGTGTATTCACCCGTCATCTTGTTGAGCGTGTCAATAGCCCTGATTCTGTCGGAGGTGTCCTGCTCGTCATTCCTTGCAATGTCGGACAAAGCAACCTGTCTGTCCTTTGCACTCATAATGCGCTCATCTTTGAGCTTATCGGAAAGCTCCTTGATGTATTTTGAAACTCCAACATTCTCCAACAATTCATATGCTCTTGCGTTTGCGTAATTTTCTGAATATCCTGCCTGTATCGCACTCTGAACGGTGTTACCGCTCTGCGCATAATATTCCGCAAACTTCCTCTGTCTTGCATTTAATTTGTCTTTCACGGTATCACCGCCCTTTTCTAAAAATCAGCAAAAGAAAAGAGAGTACTAAATGCACTCTCAATTATTATATCTTAATTCGCCCATTCTATCATTTATTTTTGAAAGGGCATTTTTCAACCTTATACGCTCTTCCGGTGTTATAGTTTTATTCTCTTCGCCCTTGCCTACAATTGTTGCTATCTTTTTGTAATATTCCAAAAGTAAATCAACATCTCTTGTGCCGTTTATTAATTTATCTATGTCTTTGCATTGTGAAATCATTATATCTGCAAGTACACGATTACTAACTTGAATATCATTATTTTTTGATTGCTGATTATCTAAAATAACATTTTTTAAACCTGCGATATCTAATAATGAATACGAACCATTTTCATAAGTTTCCTTTATCGCATTAGCAATATCATCTTTTGCCTTAATAACATTTTCATACAATCTATCTTTCTTATAAAAAACAGTATTAATTCCTGCTACGTCAAAAATTTTATCAGTAGCATCGTCCTGTACCAAAACTACTTTTTTGCCATAAGCTTGTCGAATTCCTAATTCATACATAACATTTGGATTTCTTGAACTTAAATCGCAAATTGCCATATCACATTCAATTAAATTTTTCAAAATTTTTTGCATTATCGGATCACATATTTGATTACTGTCTGCTCTTATAGGTTCAAACTCCGCCTCTTTGACAGCAGGAACAATTATCTGTTCGTATATTTTATCAAAATGACCTGTAGGATATTTTGGCTGGTCTGATATAGGCATTATAACAAAACAGGTTTTTGTCTTATTTTCTTCGCTCATATGCAACTCTCCTTAGTTGTAATATATCACTAATCTATCATATTATTTGACACAATTCAACAGATTTTACATTTTTCTGTAAACCGCACAATTAAGAAAGTAATAATTTGTATAAAATAACCGCACACAACACAGACCGCCCTCAAACGAGAGCGGTCTGTGCGATTTTTATCTTAGGAGAGTTTTACATATGTCCTGTTTGTCAAACTTTCATAATACCATTATACGCAGGGTAAGGGTGACATTCAATGACATTTCAAAATAATTTTACGAGAAATCAAACTTTTTTTGGAACGCCTGTAACGCTTCGCCGTGCAATCTCAGGGTATGCCTTACGCTCATTTCCATACTCTCGGCAATATCCTCCCACCTCTGACAATTTATGTAATACTCAGTCAAAATTGCAATGTAACGGTAATCGTCAAGTGCGTTGATTTTACTGCGGATTTCAGTTTTCAACCGCACAAGATTGTCAATTTCCCGATTGATTTCAGTCTGCAGGTCTGCAATCCTGTCAACAATCCGCATAGGGTCATTCACTCCTGATGTCTTAACAGGCTCGTTCTGCTTAACCAATACCTGTGCAATATTCAGCCTAAGTTTCGACAGCTCGTGTTCTTTCGTTCTGATCAGCTTATCCGAAACCCTGACCGAATATAAATAATCTTTAACCGTCAATCCGTATCACGCTCCTGTTTCATTTTTGCACCGCAATAGGGACAATATGGATACAAATCAATGTCCTCGTAAAAAGTGAGAAAGTTGCCACACTCTGAACATAAATAATTTGCATAACCGACACCCTCGCTGTCATATTCCCAACTTCCGTGCTTAATCTCTTGCATATCACACACGGTTTCTTCGTTGGGTTTACTTCCGTCAACTTCGATAATATGCTTAACTGTTTCGACATTTCGTTTTGAATTAAAGTATATCGTGTTTACACTACCGTCTGCGAACGGTATATCCAAAGCATAATCACCGGATACCTCACGGATTTTTAATTCTTTTTCAATCATTGTTTTCACGCTCCTTTCTTTCAGCAATAAGATGTAAGCCTTTGTAACAATCATTACATATCTGGATTTTAATTTTTCTCTTTCTTTCAATAGGAATCACAATGCCACTACTACAGTCAGTATCCATCATCCCTAGATAGAATTCCTTCATTTTAACTGTGTACGGATCTGCGATAACTTTGTTACAACAATCACACTGATAGACTCTCATCGCTCTTCACTGTCCATTTCATCAGACCAATCTAATTTCTGACCGCAATGGTAGCAGTAATTCATTATGTTGCCTGTGAATTTTCTTCCGCAGTTAGGGCACTCATATGTCTGCACATAGCGGATTACCTGTTTATCAGATTTAACAGGCTTTTTTGGCTGATTCAACGCTATGATCTTCTCAAAATCGTTGTAGTCTTTTTCGGTTTCGCATCTGATTTCAACAACTTTAAATGGCTGTTTGACAGGTTCAAATTCCATTGTTTCTTTATTAAGTGTAAATTCCATTATTTGTCATTCTCCTTTGGCGGTCATTGTACTGCTTGTTGCGTGGTCCTCAATAGGCTGATTCCAACAACTATAACAGCTAATATACAAGTCACCTTTTTTTGTTTTTGCACAACCCGAAACAGCTCCTAATTTTTTTTAGGCAAACCTTTGGTACTCCGTGATCAAGCTCTGCGTTCGGATAATTCTTCAAGAACTCCGTAACAAATGTCTTTTGCGGATGCTCGTTGCTCCACCTCTGTACAGCCTTAACCGCCTTTTCAGGGTAATACATTTCAAAAGTTGTACAGCTCATATCTTCAGATGTACCGTTGTTATCACTACACAAAGGACAGTCACTACACTTAGTTTTGCATAATCCATTCTTTGTCCTTTTCGTCATTCTTCGCTTTTCAGCGAAATAATTCTCTGTTTTTGAACAATCAATCATTTTCTTCACCTCTCAACGATTTGGCAATTCTTTGTTGGTTCTTGCGGATAAGGTCATTTATGTTGCAGAATAAATAATATGTCAACCCTCTTATCTCTTCTATATCATCTGTGACCATAATGCGATTGAGTTCACCGTCAATCATATCACGGGTGTTATTGATTTCCTGTCTGAGTTTCATTTCTATCACTCTCCTTTAATTTTTCGGTTATTCTTTTGGTTAAGCCGTTTTCGTTGGTTAGGCATTCTAAGGCTTGGAGGGCATTGATTACGGTTTGCTCGTTGGTTTGGGACTGATACATCTTACGGACGAAGTCGGCGCTTTTCTTTACATTATCCATAATTCTTTGTGAGAGCATACGGTATTCGTCTGCGTTGTCCCTGTCACGCTTATACTCCGTTCTGAGCTTGTCCTGCCATTCAAGGCAGATGTTTATGTCCCAGCCTTTATGACGGTTGTTGTAGCCGACCTTTGCAAGCCTTGAAAAGTATTTGTATTCGGGCGGAGGAAAGGCTGAGTAATCAAGCTGACCGTCAATTGCTTTATCTTCAAGCTGTTCAAACACCTGTGGATTGTTAAAATCATATTTTTTCATATTACCTCCTGCGGAGGCTTGTGGTGGGTTTGGGGCGATTTTAAAGAACCCTTTCTATATATATAATATTAGTTTATTTTTCTTATACGAAAGGTTAGAAAAACCCGTAAACCCTCCTCAAGCTACCACACTAACAATCTTTATAAATTGAAATTCCGTTGAAATAATTGAAATTTCTTCCCTTTACCTTTTCAAATCGTTTGGCAAGTTCGGTGCTGAATTTGGTATTTGACATACAATATTCGTTGTTATCCCCTGCCCAGCTTGTATAGGCGGCATAGAGCGTGCTTGCCTGAACCGAACCCTCTAACACACATCTGTCCTCGATAAAGGCGGAAATAACATCCATTTCACGCTTGTACTCTCTCACGCTCTGAAGAACGGCAGACGGCATTTTCAAACCCTCTCTTTGCCACAGAATACAGCCGTCAATACACCATTTGAAAATTGCGGTCATTTCGGCTTTGAGCTTATGCGTAAGGTTCTTGTCAACCTTATCCTCGGGAATCTGAACATTGAACGGTATCATATGTATTCTTCGCCATATGCCCGTGTCGGTGCCTCTGATAATCGGTTTATGGTTTGTCGCCATCCACAGCTTAAACTCGGGCTTGAACTCAAATTCCTCGCTGTACAGCTTTCTTGCCGTTACGGTATCGTCACCCGTAAGCTGTTTGAGAAGTCCCTCATTAATTCGCACGCCCTCGTTCGGCTCAACCGAGGTGACAAGCCTTGCACCCTTTAGCCGTGCAATGTCGCTGTTTATGGCACTGCTCTGCGAGTTTCTTACCATAATTGTTTCAGGCTGAATGTTTGCGGCATAATCGCCGAATACATCACGGATAACATCAATGAATGTACTCTTGCCGTTTCGTCCCGTGCCGTAAAGGAAGAATGCGCATTGTTCGGCTGTTGAGCCTGTCAGGCTGTAACCGACCGCCTTTTGAATGTAGCGAATAAGCTCCTTATCGCCTGCAAAAATATCGTCAAGAAATGCAAGCCAACGGGGACACTCTGCCGTTTGGGAACAGTCAACCGAAGTAATCTTTGTAAAATAATATTCGGGATTATGCGCCCTCATTTCGCCGTTTTTAAGGTTGATTATTCCGCTTGGGGTGTTTAATGCCATACGGTATTTATCCATTTGTGCCGGAAGCACGGGGATGTGGTGTTCAACCTCGTTGAGCATTGCTTTTTTTGATTTGTTGGAACGGCTTGCTTTCATATGCTTTTCAAATGCTTTTGACATATCTCCGCCGTTCTCTTCATCAGCTTGCAAGTACAGCCTTGCTTCGGCTTTCATAGCCTCAACGCTTTTGTCCGCCATTCGCAAAACTACCCCGATATTGTCAACACACCACTTCATAGAATTGTAGTAATACCACTTTTTCTCGGTGTAACAATACCTTACATTATCGCCGAATAAATCAACGAACCTGTCGGCATTACCCATATCGTCAAAGGTGTAGGCACGCATTTTTTCTTCGTCAACCGCTTGAACAGCCTTGCCCTCACCGATTGAAATTGAATAATCGTTATGCTGTTTTGGGTTATAGGTCTGTGTACAGCCCGACACAGCCTTTTGCAATGTTATAATGCCGTAGGTTGTACCCGACTGTTTTCTGTCCCACTTGTCACGCATCAAGCCTGATTGTCTGAAAATCGAATCCATTTTGTCGGTATCGCAACCGCACCAGAACGCAAGCATATTGCAAAAAGCCATATCCGCCTCACTCTGTGACGAGTAAGCCGAAAAATCACCGCTGTACAGAGCCTTGAAAAGACTTCCGTTCTTGGCATTGCAGGCGATTCTGACAATATCGTCAACGGTGTTCGGATTGACCTCAATGTTACGGAGCTTAGGCTGTGGCTCTGTTGCCTTGCCGAGATACTTTGAATGCAACGGCTTTATGCTTTCGGTGCAATCGTTTATGTACGCATACGCAGAGCAGTAATCGCCTGTCACAACGAAGAATCTGCCGTTTTTGTACATTTCAAAACCGCCCGAATCATTCTTCGCCTTTCTTCTGCCCTCGGGAAGAGTTCCCTTGCAGATTATGTGAACGCCTGTCTTGCTCTGCGAAAATTCAGTATAGCTCTGCAAAGTGTTCACAAACTCGCTGATTATGTTGTCAGCTCCGCCGTTCTTGTAGTCCTCAATATCGTTTGGCATATCGTCAAGGTCAACACCGAAGAACGGTGAATTTGAGAACATAAAACCTATACCCGAATATTTGGCGGATTCTCTGACTGCTGTTTCAAAGTCTGACCACGTGTCCGAGTTATTCGTCATTGCAAAGCCACCCGTTCTTGGATTTATCGGTTTCTTTGAAATTCCGCTGTGCGATTTCGGATCTGGATATGACTGCCAGCACACCCAGTTTTTGTAACCTTTCAATTCCTCGGGAACTGCAAAATATTTATTTTTATTTGGGTTTAAATTTGTAAAGCCCATTTTTTCACCTCCATATATAAGGAAAAACACGGTGAAAATTGCACTGCTTTATGCAATTCCCGAAGAATTTTTTTAAAATCAGAACGGCAAATCATCGTCAATCGGCATATCAACAAAGCCCTGATTTGCTGTCTGTGCAGGTGCATAACTCTGCTGTGGCTGTGCATAGGCTGTTGCCGTTGAACTCTGCGACTGCTTAAAAGTATGCTTGACCTCGGGAAATTTTGTAGGATTGAGCCAGCTGACTTCTTCCCTCTTTTCGCCGTTCCATTCGCCGTGCTTAACGGTTACACGAACAGGCTTTTTCACAAGCTCACCAAGGAACTGTTCAAGGCTGTCGTACTCCTTGCCATCGGGAAGTCCTGCCGCCTTGCCGAGTGCCATAATCTGACCATAGCTGTATCCCTTGACCTGCAAGTCTGCGTTTGTAGGCTCTTTCTTCTTCCACAATGTATCAAATATATATCCGTTTTTATAGTTCTGCTCAACATCATTTCTGATTACCATTGAGATGTTCAGATTTTCTTTGCCATTCTTTGTTACTCTCTCCTCAACCTTAGCGATAAGACACTCATAATCGCCCTCGGGTTTGAGTGAGTTAGACTGTGCCGCCTCGCTCCAATTTGCTTTAAATCCCATAATTTTACTCCTTTGTAATTAACTCTATCGCCTCATCGGCACTTCTGCACACTCCTGCAACAGCGCCGTTGAGTTTCATCATCTGTATAAATTTCTGTTGTTTTTCGGTAGGTCTGCCCTTGGGAGTTTTAACCTCGATAAAAACCGCTCTTCCGTCTGATTTTCTGACACCGAACAAATCTGAAAATCCGGGCGGAACTCCCGTATTGAAATATCTGCCGTCCTTTGTAAAGCCTGCACCTACATTTATACGGAAAATATCGCAGTACGGTGCAATTGCAATACGGATTTTGTTCTGAATTGCGTGTTCTTCTGTCAAGCTATCATACCTCTCTTTCGTGCCTGAAAATATGCCCAGCCTGTTTTGTAGCCGTGGCTTTTTGCGTATGCAAGCAAGTCCGCATAGCTGTGGCAATCATCGGGTGTGCTGAAATCAAGCTTGAATCCCTCAACCTTAATGAGCTTTGCGGTGGTATCGGTTTCAACGGTCCTTTCGGCTGTCGGAAAAACATAACCGCAATGCGGACACACGGCTTTCTGCCCTGCCGGCGGTGCTGAAAATGTAAAGAAACATTCGGGACATTGTCTGACCTTTTCCTCCTGCTCCTTTTCGATTTTTTTAACACTCAGCTTTTTGCGTTTTTCAAGCGTCCATTCTCGGTCGTCATCAGGCATTCCGTGCCTTGCATAATTGCCCACATGGTCAATGATTACCGCCCTTTTATTTGGCTTATAGCGCATACACCGCATTGACTGCTGAATGTAAAGCGTAAGGCTGTGAGTAGGTCGGAGCAGAATTGTACATTCGCAGTCAGGCACATCAAAGCCCTCTGAAATCAAATCCACATTGCAAAGAATCGTGATTTTTCCGCTGCGAAACTCGTTTATAATCTGTTCTCTCTGTGCCTTCGGAGTTGCTCCGTCAATATGCCTTGCTGATATGCCTGCGTCACAAAAAGCCTTCGCCGTTACAAGACTGTGCTTTACCGAGGAACAGTAACAGACGGCTTTTTTACCGTCTGCAAGCTGTTTGTAATATTTGATAACATCACCGAATACCGTGTTTTTTATCATTGCCTTTTCAATGTCGGCGGTGACATACTCGCCCATTTTGGTGTGCAGTCCTGTAAGGTCGGCGACACTCGGAGCGTAGTAGTCATACGGGGCAAGGCAGTTATGCTCAATGAGCCATTTTGTACTCACCCCGATTATGAGCTTGTCGTTGACATCGCCCAAACCGTCACCGTTTAATCGGACAGGTGTTGCGGTGACGCCAACCCTCGGAACATCCGAAAAATGTTCGTAAATGCGTTTGTAGCTTTGTCCAAGGCTGTGATGATTTTCGTCTGTGATGATAAGTGCGGGTTTGGGCAGTTTCTTCAATCTTCGTGTAAAGGTCTGCACCATACCGATTTGGCACAAATCCATAAGCACACCCCAGCGGACAAAGGTTCTGAATATTTGGTCAACAAGCTCTCGCCTGTGAACAAGGAACAGCACCCGTTTCCCGTTCCAAGTTGTTCGTCTTGCAATTTCTGCGACAATGCAGGACTTTCCGCCACCGCAACCGAGAACTATGCAAGGAGCTTTGTAACCCTCTCGCCAAGCCTGTCTTACCTGTTCAACAAGGTCATTCTGATACGGTCGAAGTTGCATTGTCCGCACCATCTCTCTGCTTTTCCTGTTTCTTCTGCTTTATCAGCCTTGCAACACACTGCATACAGAGCTGTCTGCCGTAATTTTTTGTTGTGCCGTCAATGATCTGTTTAACGGTGCGTTTACCGTATGCCATAATTACATCTCCGCAATCGGAACACCTCGGAAGTTCAACACCCTTTGAGAGCCATTCTCCAAGCTGTTTACCGAGTTCGGGAGTAATTATGCCCGTCCAACTGTCAAGAAAAGTCGTATCTTTTGAAAGACTTGCATTGTGAGTACGGTCAAGCTGAAAACACATATCAAATTCATATTCCGTGTTTTCCCTCTGAACAGGGGCAAGTCCGATTTTTACAGGCACGGTTTTTCCTCTGTCATTTACTTCCATTGCATAAGCCATTTTGGCACGCATTGTAATAATTGTGTGGCAATCAACCGAAAGAATTGTATTTACAAGGTTGTTCTGAATTTTACCTGCTTCATCCCAAGCGGTATAATCGTTCTTGCCACGCTGTTGAGCAATCTGCGATTTTATATCAAGAACACCGCCCTCGTTATCCCAACAATGGGAAAAGCTATCAACAACAATTGCACCGTCAGAACCGACAATATCAGCCGCCGATTTCACATATTCAATATATTTATCGGGTGTATATGGCGGTGTCATTGAGGCATAAAGAAATTTGCCTGTATTAAGGTCTGTCCTGCTTGCGTAAAAGCGACCTCTTTCGTGTTCTGTATCAATCAAAGCAACCTTTGACCAGTCGCCTGTAATGCCATATGCAAGATACAGACTTGACAATGTTTTTCCGCTGCCTGACGGACCTGTTACGGCAATTCGTGCCTTTGACTTTGCTCTCGTTACCTCTGAAAAATCAATCATCTGTAACACCTCACTTAATACTTAATGACTGCTTGGCTTCCATATGTACAAAGGGGATTTCTTCGCCCTTTTTGCAGAGAGCCTTGACATCATTCTTTTTCACTTCGGGCATACTGTACTTCAAAAGGTGGTCAAGATTGTGTTCCTCCGCCCACTCAACAAATGAAATTTCATCATCAACAACAAGGCTCGGAGCGTTCTTTTTAAGCGACATAACCGCTCTCGGCATATCAATCTTCTGTCTGCCGAGTGCCTGCATTGACTTAAACAGATAGGTTTTAAGGCTCTCCGCCTGTTTTTCTTTTTGTGACTGTCTTTTTGCAATTGCCGCCTTTTCGGCTTTAAGCATTTTAGCCTCGGCAAGAAGCTGTTTGTAGTAGATTGCAATGCTCTCGGCTTTCTCGTCAAATTCGCCCTCAATGCCCGTGAGAGTATCAAACCACGCTGTCAACATCTTGTTGCGGTATGCGTCCACATTGGCAATAATGTTGCCGTCATCATCAATCGGCATTCCGTCTGCATTCGTATCGGGTTCCCATTCGTTGATAGCGTCAAACTGATTAAATAAATCCGAGTACATCTCGGTAAGCTCATAAAGTTTCATTGTTGTTCCCCCTTAAAGATTTATGTTTTGTGTGGCAAGTGCCTCTATTAAATGTTCAACCTTGCCTTTGAAAAATTCCTTGTCCTGTGACTGCTTGGCGAAATCGAGCATACGGACAAAGCTGTCATATGCAATTGAAAAGTATGCCTTAAAGACATCCTTGTCATCTGATGGACCATCAGCCGTCTGAACATTTTGCAGTCTTTCTTCGTACTCCTCTTTCTGCTTGCGAAGAGCCTCCTGCTTTTCGTCCTCAAGCTGTTTTCTGACGATTTTTTCATTATTGCGATACTCCGCTTCGAGCTCGTCATAATGCTTAATGTTCTCTCTTTCCAAAGCCTTAATCGTTTCGTTAAGTCTGCGTTCATTGTCGCTCGGCTCTGCAACGGCAACTTCGATAGGACGGCTTTCAAGCTCCTGAACTTTATTCGTTAGCTTGAAATTTTTGTTCTTTTCCTCTGCAAGCTGATTTTCAATATTGCGGTAGCTTTCTTTTGAAGTGTCTGCCTGTTGCTTGTAATAGTCGGCGTCTTTCTTAGCGTTATTGAGCTGTCTGCAATAGTCAATGCTCTTGTCGGTTGCCTCCTGCTTTTCGTCCTTCAGCCTGTCAATCTCTGCCTTTAACTGCTTGACCGTTGTGTTTTCAAGGTCAAGCTTTTCGGCAATTTCAGCCTGTTCGGGTTCGCTGATTGTGGCGAGAAGTGATAGCTTTGTCATTCCAATTTGTGCAATCGATTGCACATTTTCAGCGTTTATTTTTTCTACAATAGAAATATAGTTATAAACATTTCTGCGTTTCATACCTACTTCATTCTCGCAGTAGTCCTCAAAATTCGGATAGCCAAGCTCCTTGTACAGCTTGTTGTCACGCATAGTCTTGAGTGCGTTGCACATATCCCATATGTTCTGTTGTGCAAGGTTAGCGCTGACAATTATCTTCTGATGCAGTTCAATTGCCTGTTTATGCTGTTCGCTTACTGTTATTTCTGACATTTTTTATATCCTCCAAAAATTCAGCGTATTGCTTTTCAAATTTCTTGATTTCATCCGGCTTTTTAAATCCGCTGTCACGCTCATTTTTGTAACCGTGGCACTGCATTATTTCCAATGTTTCGGGATTTACTTCAATCGTAAAAAACGGGATTTTCGGTTTATCTTTATGACGAATGAAAAGTATTATCGTGTCACCTCTTGCGTGCCGTCTTACATATCCGCCGACGCAATGCTGTAATATTCTGCCCTCTGAAATAATTTCTTCGCCTGTTGTAGGCGCAAGCATTACAAGATTTTGCGTGTCCATCAACAGAGGCTTAAGAGTTTTTGCCCTCTTAGCTATCATTTCCGCTTCAGTCTTATTTGTGTAATAAGCAACCTTTTCAACGGCTCTGTCGTGTGCTTGTTCAAGATGAGCAGGCATCAGCTCCTCAATTCCCTCGGGAAGTCTTTTGCAGTTGTCGAGGTAATCCTTCCACAGCATTACTCTCTGATAATTTTCGCCGTACTTCAGAATCTGCCTATATTTAACACCGGCATCGTGAATTTCGTTGACGGCGAAAGTTCCGAGCTTTGACAGACCGCTTACAAAACCGCTTGCGTTCTGAATGTTCGGTTCTTCTTTAATGATGTTGCGGTAAAGCTCAATTGCGTTTGCGTCATATTCGGCAAAGCTGTGCATGTCCGTCTTGCGACACCCAAGCATTTTAAGCAGATTGTTTTCTTTCCAATGGATTTTGTTCAGCTTTAGCTGACCGTTTATCAATAGGTCTGCAATCCTATCAAATCCGCCTTTAATCAAATACTCTGCATTGTTGTGTCGGACATATAAGTTAAGCCACTTTAAGATTTCGTGAACCGTGTACCTATCTGAAAGCTCGTACGCTCCCGAATATTTAAGATCTGTGTGAGCAATTACATCAAGATTCAGGAGCACCGTTTGTCCCCAGTCGGACAGCAAGGTTTTTTCTGACGGTCCCCAATACCAGCCCAAACCTTGTGCAGTATATGGGATAATTCCATCACTTTTCATAAGATGAAACGAACCGTAATCGTAAGAGAACCGTTGCATTGCGTGCTGTTCATATATGTATAAGTATTCGTTCACAAAAGTATATTCCGGTAACATTTCAATAGGATTTTCATTGTACAAATCATCGGAAAATAACTGATATGCCGTTACAAATCTGATGTACAGCCTGCCGTCAACAGCAAAGCAAAAACCAAACTTGCGACTTCTTTCAAGGTTTTTTGCAGCCGTAACGGCTCTTGCAAATTCCTCGTTCTGCTCTGAAAATTCGCAGAGCATTTTCTTTACCGGATCAAGAATTGCTTTAGATTTATGGTCTTTAAGATTTTTTTGTTGCACAACTTGATTTTTTCTGTTGCAGAGGATATAATTGAATTAGGTTTATTGTTCTTTGTGCTTGTGGCATTTGCAGTGTCACAGGCACTTTTTTTATTGCTCATTTCTTCACCCCCACACATTCAAAACCGAAGGATTCGGATTCAGGCGTTTCAAGGGCTTTGAGCTTGCGTTTTAGCTCTCGGTTTTCGTGCTTGTAACCGCTTGACGCTGTTTTTTCAAGTGCAAGGTCTGTTCTTGCGTTTCTCAGTTCAATGCTGAGATGTCTGTTCTCTGCTCTGAGGTTTTCCACATCTTTGAGCAGTTTTCTTTTTGTCGGGTAGTTTTTTAAATGCCACATTTGTTAATGCTCCTTTATGTATTGTCTGATTTCTTCCTTATCAAATCGCCAAAGCTTTCCGATTTTGTGGGCAGGAAGAACACCCCTTTGTGCAAGCCGTGTTGTGTAATCAACATTAAGTGCAAGCAATCGTGCCACATACGGCACATCAATTATCACAGGCACTTCATCCCAGTTGACTATTGGTCTTTCTCTCGGCATATGTACACCTCCTTAATTTTCGTTGGTAATTTTGTCTGAAACGATTTCGACTGATTCAACATCAGCAACGCTGAGTGCCAGTTTGAGCAGTACAACCTCGCTGACCGTTCGTGTTATCTGATAGCTTGTAACATACGGAATTTCTGTTCCGTCAATTTCAAGAAGGAACTTGTCCTTTGTGTCAATAAGTTTAAGTTTTGCCATTTTCTCACCTGCTTTCTGTTTTACCTATCTTGATTTCTACACCTAAAGCCGTTAAGAGCCTGTCGGCATTTTCAAGAGAAATGCTCTTCTTTCCTTTCTCCCAATACTGAATAGCTCTTTTAGTAAAGCCCGATTTCTTAGCAAGCTCGCTTTGTGAAAGACCTTTTTGTTTCCTACTTTTAAGCAAGATTTCAGCAAATTCATTGATGTGCATTGATTTCACCAACTTTCTATGATATACTATATGTAGTGATGAACCGCAATTCATTACACTATATAATGAAAGTGAGGTGTAATTATGAGAGAAGACTCAATTGCAAAAATTGCGGCATTGTATGCCAAAGAAATTGCAGTCGCAAAGGCTAACAGTTCTGATGTGTCTCCTTGCGAGGCAAGTGGTAAACATATGGCTAAATTCTATACAGAACTTTTTAAAGGCATAAATGAAGCACTTCAAAACTCAGCCCTCAAAGACTAACAAAACCTTGGCGACCTCAGGCAGAACAGCAACTTCTGCTATAGAGGTCGCTTCTCCTTTTGCTACCCTTATGACAAATTCTGATAAAGCATTTATAACCTTATCTCTATCTTCCTTTTTCATTTCTTCACCTCTTTTCAGCTAAGTCCGTCTAATGGGACTCCGGTTAAGCTCTGACATAGATGTATAAAAATGCAATAAATACACCCATAAAAACATCAATCGTAATCACATAAGCCGTGTACAGCCTGAAAATTTCAGACTGTATTTTTTTCATTGCAAAAATTCCGATTACCGAAATAATCACAAGAATTAGATACTCTACGATTCCTATCAACTGTTTTTCTTCACCTCATTTATAAGGTTTTCAAGTTCTGCGATACGCTTTGTAAGAGCACCGAGGTTTCGACAAACTTCAAGCATATCCGCCGTGTAATTAGGCACTTTTTCCTCAACGATTTTCATTCGTTTGTTAAGGTTGTCAAGTGCGCCGTACACATTAAAAATTTCGTCTGTATGAGTGTTAGCCATATAAATCTCCTCCTAAGTTGATTTCTGCTGTTCGGCTATCTGCTTGCCCACGACCATTCCTTTCATCATTGCAAAAGCAACAGCCTTTTCTTCGTCCGTCATATCAATCAAGATTTTCGCGAGCTCTGCGCCGATTGACTTGATGTCCATCTCCTGTTTATCTGTCATTGTTTTCACCTCCTCGTTGACTTGTTGTATATATTGTAATCCTTTTTCTTTGACTTGTCAATATAATTTTAAAACTTTTTAAAATAAATATTGACTTGTTGTATATTTTGTTTTATAATAATAAGCGAAGAGAGGTGACAACGCAATGACCATTAATGACAGATTAAAGGTTGTACGCACAAATTTAGGACTATCTCAGCAAAAATTTGCAGATAAACTTGGTATGAGTTGCAATTTTATAAATTTATGTGAAAACGGAAAAAGAGAATTGTCCGAAAGAACTATAAAGGACATCGGAGCTGTTTTTAATGTAAACCTCGAATGGCTCAAAACGGGCGAGGGAGAGATGTTCGACGAAGAAAGCGAAGATGTCGTGATTGATGCTCTTAGAGCAGAGTATGACCTCGACGAAATCGACATTGACATTATCC